CTTCAATATTGCCCCAGCCTGTGGCATGTCTTCCTGCCTGCACCTAAGCTCCAGTATTCTGTCGTCCATGACCTCAGCTTCGTACATGTACTTCCCCATGTCTATCCTGATCAGGCCTTTCCCGACGTACTTCCCTCGGGAGTCTTTCTGCTGCTCTTCAACGTAGTATATTAGCCCCACTCCCTGCATCTGCTTTGTCATCTGCGTGATGTCTTCCACATACATGCCAGTTTTCCCTTTCATGGCCTTCCTAAAGATTTCCAGAGTCTTCCCTGCTTCGTTCGCCATTAGAAATTCTTGCGCAGACAAGTCCACCCCTTCCAGTAAGATCTGTTCTGCTGCCATCAGTCTGCTGTCCTTGTCTAAGAACGGACATGTCAGCACTCCTGTCAGAATGCTCAGCATTCTTGACCTCTCCTCTATGTTTTGAGTCTGATCCTTGGTCGCATTGGCTGAGTATCTCAACCCTCTGCAAAAATTCATCGATATTAGAGACAGCAGATTTGCCGTGTTTGTTCCATGGCTGCTACATTCTCCATGAACGATCAACTCTGTCTCTGCCTTCTTTATGCTTTTTATAAAGTTGATCATACCACTTTTCGATTCGAATAAAAGCTTTGAATCCTCCCACGTCTCTTCTAGCCCCTCTATCCCTTTCTTTGCACTGATCCAAGGATACCTTGTCCTCCACTGCTCGATTGAGTACTCTAACTGACGTTCTGTAGGCATAATGTTTGTGAACTTGTTCAGCCATCTGATCTTCAAGCACTCAAGCAGTGAGATTGGCGCCTCTGCTGTCACTTTCTGGAAAGACAGCACCAGCGCTCTTTGTGGCTTTCTGTTTTCTTCCGAGACCACAACCCACCTCTTCATGGCATACCCGAACACTTCGTCGTAAGTTGACGATAGTGGGAACACTGCCCTGATGAATCCGACGCTCTCATCCGGATCTATCGGATTGATCAGAGAAGAGATCTCCTTGACATACCTGTAAAGAGACATCTTCCGTGCTCCTGCGAAGTCTGGCTCTCCTTCAATCATCTCTGTCATCTCTCCACTTCTCATCCTAGACTTGTCAACTACGTACACGACAGGGCTGTCTAAGCTGTACACAGCAGCTGCAAACACTCTTATCATGGATTCAGAGGTGAACTCAGATCTAAGTCCAGGGTCTGAAGCCTTATCTTTCAGGAACAGCAGTGCCTCTTCTTTGTTGGACGGCCCAGTGATCAATATTGTTATGTTCTTGTCAATCATGTCTTTCAGCTCTTTGGGATCTCTGGGGATTTCCATTCGATCTTTAAAGGCTTTGTATCTGTCACTCCTCCAAAATGAAATACCTGCTTTGGCAGCTACTTTCCCTTGCTTTGTGATGTCCATCAATGTCGTCTCTCGCATGTGGCTCATTGCCTTCCTTGCATTTTCCGATATCATGAAGTTGCAGTAGCTCGCGAATCCTCCCCCGACGATTCCACAACTCATCTCCGGTTCTAGCGGGAACCATCCTGCTGTCGGATGGTGAACATGTATCAAATCATCCACCATGTCCTTGAAGATCGGCTTGTGAAATGATCCTATTGTGATATAGTGAAAGTACATTTGAAGCTGCATCGCACATGCTCCCAGCAACTGGCTTGCACCATTTGCCACATATTCTGATCTCCATGTTGCGTACAGATCAATTTGCCCCTCCAGGCTCTTTGACTCCACCAGATTGAACATTGGTATTATGTACTTGACTGTGGGCTTCACCCTCTGGTTGCCTGCATTGAATATTGACTTTAGCTCTTCAGGTCCTCCCATTGTCGACTCAGCGCTCTTCTTCTTCGAAGTCTTCATGTTAAAGAGCTCATAGAATTTTGACCCCACAGCTGAGAATAGAGTGAGCATCACAGCAATTGTCTTTTTCTGATTATCTGTGAAACCTAGAGGATATGCAATTGCCGTTGACCTCCACGAATCATCTGAGGATGCTGCATACCCATTGTACATGGTTGTTTCCATCAGCCAGGAAGCTCCCCTTCCTGCTAGCACCTTTATCATCATCCTCTCCATCATCATCTGCACGTATGCAACGCCTGCATGATACACGCTTGATTCGTCATGTAGAATTCCCTGCATCATGTTTGATCTGTTCTTGATTCTTGCTTGACCAGGAGTTTCAAACAAATCGTTTGAAGATCCAATCCCCATGAATTGTCTCCTCAGCTCTTCTATCACTGGGTCTTGAGAATACGAGTGAAACACTCCAGAGTTCACCTCTGTCTCTTTCTTGCCAAACCTTATGAAAGCTCCTAGGAGCTCTGGTGGCACATGGATCTCTTTCATGATCACCATGTTCAAAAGATTCACCAGAATCATGAACGGCTTTTCTGGCAGGAACATGCTAGCAAAAGCTGCAAACTCGAACATTGTCCATCTCTGAGCCCAGGAACTTTTGTCCAGAGAATCTGACACTCGCATGACTTGAGCAGCTTTCCCTTTCACCCTTCTCACTCGGGACATGTTCCAAGAAAATGTGCTGATGACTGCATCACCTTTCTTGCTCTTGGATAAGATCTCCACATCCAACAGCTTCCCAATACCTCTCATTAGAGTTTCTGTTGCTTTTGTCAGCATTGCTGCCTCTTTCTCTAAGATGTAAATTTCTCTTACCTTGTATTGCTGTCCTTTGATCACAATGTCCACCAGCATCTTGTTCTGATTAACGTACTTTGTCATATCTGACCATGAGTAATAAGGGTGCTCTCCAAATCTTGCGTAGGTTTTCGTCATCTCAAGCACCTTCACTATCCCTTTATCTCTTTCGCTCGGATACATGCCTTTTTCATTCTTGACATTCTTGAACACATTCTCCCTCACTCTCGGCATGTAGGTTGACTTTAGTGTGCTTATGCTGTCCAGATCAATTGCAGTAAGATCCTCAAGCCAGCTCTCCTCTATTTGCTCTTTCTCCACACCTAGATTCTGAAGCTTCTCTCTTACCACTTCCCCTGCCAACAGCACTGATGACATGTTTGACTCATGTTCCTTTAGGCCTTTATTTCTTTCTTCCTCAGGCAAGTCTGAAAGATCTCCCTCGCATCTCCTCAGCATGCGCCTTGTCGACTTCATCTGCAGCTCTGACTCTGCTATCTTGTTCAGCAGCTGTTTTGCCACATGCACCCGTTCCTGAGACATGTTCTTTTTAGGATCTCCAACTCCTTGATAAATGCTGTGAAGTATCTTTTGCAGAGACTCCACTGGCTCATGGCTCAGAGGACATACGGCATTCCTGAAGGATCCCAAGATGACTTCTGTGTCTGCAAACTCAACTTCTTTTTGGATTCTCTTCAGTTCTGGCAACTTCTCCAGCATCTTTTCTGCAGCTTCTACCATTCTTTGCTTAATCATGCAGTCCAATCTCGTTCTGCTAGGCGACATTGCCTTGAAAACCTCAAGAATATCAGGCGCAGGTCTAAAGGTGTTAGCATTCAACAGCTTCATCATCAGTGGCCTGCAAAGCTCCATTGTTGTGGATGTCTCCCTGTTCATCTTCAGTCGTGTCAGATAGAACAGTGAAGTCAGAAAGGTGGCATACGCTGTTGGTTCAAGAGATTTAATGATATCACCAACGTCGATCTCTAGTGACTGGAGGTACCACATTGTCAGCTGCTCTGAAAGGCTGATCAATCCTTCCAGTTTTCCCAGATTCGTCGAGAGGACCTGACTGAAGAACCACTTGTCTGACTCATGGTGCAGTCCGAAAACACCAGTCGTGTTCGGAGGCTCAAAGAACCCCTTCTTGTAAGCTACGCAGTAAAAGATGTTCTTCTTAGAACCCACTCCATAAATGAGCAACCATGCTGCATAGCCATGTATCCTCTTCATGTACCAGCCCT